TGCCACAAGTCCAAGAGGAGCAGCGGTTGCCGCAAGACCAAGAGTAGCAGTCGTTGCCACAAGTCCAATAGTCGCAGTCGTTGCCACAAGTCCAAGAGGCGCAGTCGTTGCCACAAATCCAATAGTCGCAGTCGTTGCCACAAGTCCAAGAGGAGCAGCGGTTGCCGCAAGACCAAGAGTAGCAGTCGTTGCCACAAGTCCAATAGTCGCAGTTGTTGCCGCAAGTCCAAGAGGCGCAGTCGTTGCCACAAATCCAAGAGTCGCAGTTGTTGCCGCAAAGGAACTCATAGCAAGAAGTTCCGGTCTTGTTTCCACAGCAAACCGCAAGAGTGAAACTGTGTGAGTTGCCAAAACGGTTGTATGCGCAATGTTCCAGTTCGTGCCTGTATGTGCCGCCGTCCGTTTCAAACCACTTGTATTTGCTAAAGAATACCCCGTCATTCAGAGCATACTTGACCGTTGTTTCAGAATCGTCCACAATTGACGCAATTTCAAGAGCATCCACGCGGTTCTTCTCGCATCTCAGTATCGGGTACAGATAACCTCCCCCGTCAGGGTCATTGCTCCCGCCCTGCAAAATGGAGGCATCGGGATAATCGGCATCCCATATTATATCATTGCTGTCCTTATCCACGTCAAGAACAGAGAATGTGTAAGCCCACTTGAAATCCGTATCGCTTACTTCAACGCCACGGAAACCGCCCTCTATGCCATAATAGCCGTTCAGGAAAGTGCTGTGCCTATCCTCATCTGCCACAGCCGTGACCTTGTACCGCTTGTACTGTATGTTCTTGAAGTCATAGAAGCACTCGTTGTCCCACTCGTCCCTCATCCACCAGACCACGCCCTTTCCGTTAGTTGCATCAGCCCACGCGAAACGCTCCACGTCGTTGTCGAGGCTATACTTCAGTTCCCATGCGTTCAGTTTACAATCACTGAAGTAGGTGTCCCCCGAATGGATTGCCGCGTGAGCGTTCTCGTTCAGTGTTTTCTCATCATCGGCGGTGACTATCACGTCAAACGCATGTCCCGCGCTCCTTGTTTCAGCCTGCGCCGAGGTCGTCACAAAGTCTGTTATTCGGTACTTCCTGCCCGCAGTCAACTTACCCCCGTCACGCAGCGCCTTGAGTTCCGCCCATGTCACCTTCTGCGTGGGCAGAAGACCCGAAACATAGGACTTTATCTTCTTCACGAGGGCTTTCAGCCCCTCGTCGTTCAAATACTTGTATGCCATATCATCCGCATTTTAGTTGTTGTCCCAAATGTCATTCACCTCCGCGTCAGTGAGGAACGCCGCCTTGTCGAGCTTCGCGTCTATGGCCGCGCTTACCTTCTCTGTATATGCCGCGTCAATCTTCGCCTCGGTTACAGCCCCGTCCTTTATCTTCTCGGTCACGACGGCATCGGCGGCTATCTTGTCCGCAGATACGGCGCCCGCCCTTATCTTGTCGTTGGTAATTGCCCCCGATGCAATCTTTTTTCCGATGACATTGTAGTCCGCAATCTTCGCTGAAGTTACAGCCCCGTCCGCCAGCCGCGCCGTGGTTACGGAGCCGTCAGCCTCAAGCGCGTCAAGAGCCTTCTCGACCGTCGTGTCCCTGTGCCGTACCTGCCCCGATGTCGTGCGCGGGTTGAGGGGTATCTGCGTACCCTCCTCGTAAAGTGTTGTATCCAATGCTTCCATATCGCAAATGTAATTAATTTTTCGTATTTCCTATCTATTTTGACGGGCGGATTACCACACGATGCCCCCTGTGGCTCAGCACGCGTATCGCCCTGTGGTCTATGACAAACGACCACTGCGGCTTGTAGGCGTCAAGGCACCACTGCGTCCATATCGTCAGCTCAACACCCACGCTCACCTCGTTCGCGTCAAAGCGCGGTGAAGGGTACACCACACGCACGCTCTCGAACATGGACGGGAACGACCGCCCTATGCGCGAGGTTCGCAGCCTGTAGAGGAACGGACGCACGAGGTCTTCCTCAATCCGGTCTCTCAACTCCAGCCGTGCGGTGGTCGGGCTCTCATGACTGAACGGGGTATCGCCCTTGTAGGCATCGTTCGCCATAGGCTCGAACTTGCAGAAATAAATCATCAGCGGCAAGCGCTGTCTCTGAAACCCCGCATACGGGATGTCATAGTACCCCTGCGTGGGTTCCTCAACGTATATGAAATCGTTGCTGACGGGATTGCCGCGCTCGTCCTTCAGCACGTTCCCGTCGTCGTCCCTCCGGTACCGCTCCATGGTGTCGACCTTGACGTTCAGCATCCGCGCCATGTCGCACTCGAAGACGGGTATCGGATACAAGTCTTTCAGCATCCGCTTTATTTCCTCAATGATTGGCAGTGTCATCTCTTCCTTGGCATTATGATTCTGGCCGCCTTCATCCCCGCGGCCTTTGGGGCTATCTCGAATATCATTCGCATTATCAACGTGTCAAGCAGGTCGGGGGAACGCCCGAGCACCGCCTTCATCGTGTCCTTGCTTATCAGTTCCTTCTTCTGTTCCGCCGAATTTGTGTTCTTGCTCTTCAGCACCGTCAGTTCCTCCTTCAGCTTGTCGGCCGTGGACGGGTCACAGATTACACGTATTTTCCGCTTGTTTATCAGTTCCGCCAGCTTGAACGCGCATTCGCTCTTGAGGTTGGCATAGGTATCGGGAGCCAAAGCCCGCGCCCCTCCGTGGAACTCGCGGATGCCGTTCAGGTAGGACTCAAGATAAAAGCCCAGCCCGTCGGCGTCCGAAACGATGCTCGAACGCGGAACATTGTGCTCCACCGCCAAGCGCCTCAACGTCTCCTCCATCTCCCTGCCCTCGGAAAAGCCCTTCACCACCGGAATGTGAAGGCACAGCCCGCGCCAGAGCCCCACGACCCACGTGTCGCGCCCCTTGCCCGCCAAATCCGTGCTTATGAACGGAGCGCCCTCGTCCGGTATGAACTCGTTCGTGAACATGTCGCACACCGCGTCATAGTCGACAAGCCAGTTAGGGTCGTCGTCATATTCCCAGTTGCCGAACACAAGCCGCTCCACCTGCGAGGGCGTCAGCGTCCTCAACAAGTTAGGCACGTAATCTTTCGGGAGCATCCTGTTGTCGTTCGGCAAGGCCTTGACGAACCTCTTCCACGGGGGCATCGTGCCGTCCTTGTCCGGCTTGTAGTAGTCGGTAAAAAGGAAGTTGTTCGACGGGTTGCACGTTATCAGCAGTTTAGGCGCAAGGCCGTAATCCTCGTTTTTCCACCGCCCGATGGATGCCTGTAGGTTCGACTTCGCCTCCCTCGTGAATTCCCCGCCTTCCTCAATCCATCCGCGCGTCATCTGCATGGAGCCGAAACGTTCATACATTGGGTCGCTCGGGAGGTATTTCGCATCAAGAAGGTAAATCCGCGAGCCGTTAGCGAACTCATAGAAATTGTATTGCCCGTTGAACCTGTAGTAAGACGCGCCTATATCCCATATCTTGAGCACCTCCATGAGCGAGGGTATCGTGTACTTCACCAAGTCAGCCCCCGTCTTTCGGGCTATGAAGTAGAATGTACCGGGGTACATGAGGGCATCCCCCGCAATCAGGCTGCAACCCAGAAAGGATTTTCCCGAGCCCTTCGAGCCGCCATAGAGAATGTCGGTGGTGGTGCCGTCCGCCCAAAGGCGCGCCACCTCCTTCTGCCGCTCATTCCCGCGCGTGTCGAACTCAAGAACCCTCGCCATGTCACTTCACCTCTATTCCCGTTATCTGCTCAAATGCCATCGTGCCCGTCAGTTCCAGCTGTTCCTTCCGCTCCTGTATGAGCTGAACCATCTTTGACATGTACGAGCCAATCAAAGCCCCCTCCATCTGCTGGCAGTACACGGCATCGTGTATCAGGCTCATCGCTGTGGCACACTCGGGGTCGGACGCCATCTTCTCCCACTCGTCACGCCTTATGCCCGCAAACAGACGGAACCCCTCTATCTGCATGGGCACGGACAACCTTTCCTCGGCCACCACGCCCCGCTTGTTCGTGGTCTCGGTGACAAAGAACTGCCCCTCCATAAATTCCGCATACACGATAAAGGCCTGCGCCAATGTCATGTCGTCGTGCGGCTCCGGAACCTTTCCCTCCGCACGCAGCCGCTCCCCCTCGCGGATGTAGTTGAGCGGCGTCATCTTGTAAGTAGTGCCCATATCTTTACCTCTCTAAACTTTCGCGCGCGCCCGCGCTGTCCTCGGGTCAAACGCGCTTTCTTTCCCTTTCTTGTCGTCTTTCTTGTCGTTCCCGTTGCCCTTGTTGTCGTCCGTGCCTTCAACGCTTTCAGTGGCCGAATACACGCGCCTTATCGGGAACCCGAACCGCCAGCGGAACAGCTTCTCCTTTATCACATATTCCTTCGGTATCAGCGTGGGGCATATCTTCACGTCCTCGACAACCGTAGCCCCGTCCGAGCAGCGCATATACTCAAAGTCGCAGCGATATGTCACCGCCCTCTGGACGACCTTCACCACGGTCTTCGTCTTTGTCTTCAGCCGCACCTCCACGGATTCCGTGATTTCGGGTACAAGTTCATAAGTCACCTGCCTACGGAGGGACATGATGTTGCCCCGCCCTTCCTGTTCAAGCAGATAGATGTATCTGTCACGCTCGCGGGCGGAATCGAACGTCTCCCCCTTAAATGTGACTTTCCTGTTCCCGTATTTCGGACGTTTTCCCATGACAGCATGATTTCAGAGTTTTCGGATTTCCGCATCAATGCCGGAGCACCTTTCCCACGCGTCGCGCAGCCGCCAGTCGTAGCGGAGGTTCTCGCGGAACTTTGCCACGTCGTAATAGACAATGCTGTAGCTCCTGCGCGAGAACCGCGCTATGTCCCCGAGCTGTGCGTTGAGGGCTGTGAACGCGAGGTGATGGAAGCAGGAACGGGCGGCCACGAGCTTCGCGGTGCGCCTGCGCTCGAAAAGGTCGGGGCAGCCGCACGCCTCGCCCACGAGCCGCGCCAGTGTCTCCAACCTGTATGTCTCCCATACTTCCATGCCGCAAAGATACGGATTTTCCGCACGTCGGCAAGGAATGCCGTGAATTTTTAGACGGAAGGGCGGCGTGAATTTTTAGACGAAAAACGGAGGGTGATTTTCTGACGAACCGCCCTCCGTGAATTTTTCGGAACTTTCAGTATTTCTCGCCCCCGTCACTTTCGGAGGCGTTGAGTATCAGGAACGCGAGTGCCCCGAGCCCCGTTGCCGCGAGCGCGCCCGCGATTGCAAGAATCCAAAGCCACCACATGATTCAGCCCTCCGTCCCCTTTGTCATCTTCTTGTGCGCGGCGTATTTCGCCTTTCCGCCCCTTCCCCACCGCGCGGCCATCTGCTCGAAGGTGTCGTTTATGTAGCAACAGCAGTCCACCGGCTTCACGGTGCGCTGCTGTTCCGACAGGGAACTTGTCCTCGCGTATTGTCCGTCAAAGTCCATGGCCGCGCGCGTTAGAATGGCAGGTCTTCATCGTCCTTCGCGGCTGTTTCCGCGTCCGTTTCCTCGACAGTCACCTCCGGAGCGTTGGCGGGCATCCCCGCGTTTCCGAACGGCTTGAGGCCTCCCAGTATCGGCTGGCCGTTGCGTTCCTCCTCCGTCATCCTCTCGCGCTCGTTCTTGCCGAGCGAACGCTTGACGAGGTGGGTGTCCCCGAACTTGCCCTCCTGCTTCAGCTCGATTGCCGCGAGGTCAATGTACGCCGCGCCCTTGTCGGAGCAGAAGATGCCGTTCTTCTCCACGGGGATTATAACGCAGTTCTCCCCGTTCACCTTCCCGAGCATCGCGCCCGAAAGCTTCTTCAAATCAATCTTCAATGAATAATTCATGACTTAATAAAATTTAATGGTTTAATGAACGCCCTTTGTGGGCTTTGTTCCCGTGGAGGCGGTCAGGCCTCCGAGGTCGTGCTTAAAGGCAAGTGTTCCGCACGGCCGCGCAATATGCACGGGGAAAAATAAATACATATCAAAATAGCGCAGCGGTCGTTTCCCAACGGATGATAGTATGCTGTGTTTCTTTTGGGGCAGGACTTTCCCCGCCTGCCCTTCGGGGTATGTAAAGTTACGGAAATTCCGCCAGAAATGCAAGGGAATCCGGCATCACCGCGCCCTCATTACAACAGTGGTTTAGCTACTTCCAGCAGGTCTTTGAATGTATTTATAAACTCATTTGCCAGCATTGCATAAGGAAATGAAAGTCCGTTTACACTATGATGAACGCTCTTCACATAAGGAGCGTCATTGCACACAACCACCTTATGATACATATTCATATAATCACAGTCCCTCACCCAAGCATTCCGCAGCTGAATCAGCTTCATGTAGGCAATGAAAGCCTCACAGAGTTCTTTTGACATTACGGTTATATCCGAAACAGCACTCCTTGTTGATTTCATTCTTAACGGGAAAACACCGTGGTTGTTATCAATAACATACTCATCCTCCGTAATCGGATTCTGCTCACAGTATTCCTCCCAAGACATCGGTCTGTCGTTGGAGTTGTACCATTTAAGATATTCTTCTTCTCTTTCTATCCATACTCCTCCACCAATAGGCCAATCAAAAGATGAACGAATGAAATTTTCATTAAAAGATATTCTATCTCCTATATTGTGTTTGAAAGAGTTCTCGTAAAACTCATTCTTCCATGGCTGCTTGTCGAGCCATCCTAAAATCTGTTCCTTTGTTTTCATATCTTAAAATTGTCTGCTAAATCGTTAAATCCAAGAATCCTCAAAATATTCTGCAATTCATGAACTGCGGAAAATGAAGCCACAGAATCACCGTGAATATATTGCTCGTGGCTGTCGCTAATATACCAATGCTCCTGATTCTCATCACATGAAATATGCAGCTCTTTAGGGTTCTTATAATATCCCGCAAAGTACTTTTCAAATTCATTCTTTTTAAGAATGTTTGAAGTGATTGGTATCTGCCCGACTTTATCTATTTCTACACAGACATTGTCGTTTAATGTACCGATTGTTACATAGTGTTCAGAAATTCCTATAACCTTGCCGTAACGAAATTCCGTTGTTGGCGTTTCAAATTCTACCCAATCACCCAACATTAACTCGCTTGCTTTCATAACTCTATTTCTTTAATTCATCAATAAGGGCATCAGCAAATTCAACTGCGTGTTTCGCCTCGCTTTCATAAGATTTTCCACAGTGGTTCGGATTGGAAATAAGGGCAGCCAAGGTGTCCCTTGCAATTTCATACCTGCGCTGCTCCCAGTCTATTGGATTGATACCGTTTCTCTGCATATATATCTCATCCTTTGAGTGCTGTTTGCAGTACCTTGTAACTGCCTCCATGAAATTTTGTTCAAGTATCGTCATAACTTAAATTTCTACAGGTTCATCGTCCCAAGCGATATGTCTTCCGATGAGTTTTTCATCGGCATCAGAAGGGAGTGCTATTCCATATTGGGTTAAATTATAGTCACCATTGTAATACCAATAGGACATTTCGTATTCTCTTATGGGTTTCTCATCGAATATCCTTAACCCCATTTCTGGGTTATCCCATAAGCCTCTTGCTAACCATGCCATAACCTTACTTTTTAGATTTGCATAAACGGGTCCAATGGGCGTAAGAACGGTTGCTTTTCAAGGTCTGAAATCCTGTCTTTCAGATTCTTGATTTCATTTTTTATTTCCTGCTTGTTCATAATTATTCCTCCCACTCTATCTTCTGTTTCGTGTCAGAATGCTATTTCAAATTGTTGATTCCTTAATGTCGGCCTCTGTTCTATCACGAACCTCCGAATATCCTCAATGTCGAGGGGAAACAGGGGGCAGTACCTGTAGGTCAGCGTGCACTGCCACCTGTCACCGAGCATCACGTCAAACCTAATCTCTTTCATCGCCGATTATTCTTGAGACTATTATTTCGGTCATCTGTCTTTCGTTGTTATTCACGTTGACGTACTTCGTGTACTTCAGCCGTCCGACGATGTGAATCCACTCGCCCTTCTCAATCTTTGAGAGGTCGATGCCGTCCGAGGCGAATGCATGGCAGTCGTGCCACGAGGTCTCCACGACCGGATATTCCCCGTCTCGGTATGTGCGCATCGTGCATAGTGAGAACCGCACGTGCTCCGTGTCTCCGACTGTCTTTCGCAGGACGCTTCCGACTTGTCCTGCGAGTTCGACTTTGTTGATTGTTTCCATATTGTTTTATTATTTTATTTTCTTAAAATCAACACTAACTGAATACCAGCCGTTGCTTGTCCCGCACCAGCGAATATCCACATATCCCTTAACTGTCGCGAGCGTGTAGAAAGTCCACATCTTGTATTCATCGTCCTCCGGACTTTCCGCATCCGAAATCCTCTCCTCCGCAACAAGAACGGGCTGCCCTATCAGACAATCCGCATCACCGAAAATCTCCTCTATTTCAACGACCTCGCAACAATCCTGCTCATGAGCCATTGCATAAACAGAACCGTCATCCAGCACGAACTCAACCGAATCCGAGCCTTTTTCAAGACCACAAATCTCTATAATGGTCTTGCCTTTCAAGTCAGAAAAACGCGCCATCATTTCAATGTAAACTTGCTCACATACTCGTCCGGAGCCACGTTCACGGGCAGCCACTTGAGCCACATAAAAACCTTTGCTGCCTTCTCGGGCGTGTCACACCTGTCCGCATAGGTTATGAGCAGGCGGAGGAACTCGTTTGCATCCTGCCTGCAAAGGTCGTAGTTGCTCTTGTCGGGCAGGCAGTCTATCTTCACCTTGTCGACATAGAGGTCATACCGCCTGTGAAAGTCCGCGGCCGCCTCCATCATCAGGCGGTGCGCACGCTTCACCTCGTGCTTCAGTTCCCCGCCCTCTATCACCCTTATCCGATACTCTATTTCACGCAGGAGCATATCCAACGCCTCCGTCAGCGCGAAATAGATATTGATTAACAGATTTGTAAGATTGTGTTTCATAATTGTCTTTGTTTATGCAAAGGTACAAACAATTTTAATAAAAGCAAATGTTTTTTACTTTTCAGAACAATTCAAGTTGAGCAAAGCGGCATTCGTCCGTGCGCCTCGCATTCAGGACGGCCAGTGCCTTCCTGTTAAGCGCCACCTCGAAGCCGGCGGTTATGTTGCTCCCGCATCTTTTCCGGAGCCAGTCCATGCCGGCGCGGATGCACTCCTCGCGTGTCGCGAAATACGGCGGGCATGTCATGCACGGACTCACGCCGTTGACATGCGTTCCCCCGTAAATCCACCCCGCGGGGCACTGGGCGACTTCCAGTTCAATCATCGCCCAATCCAAGTCGCTAAGACTTGACGACAGCACCTTCTCGGGGTTCATGCATACGCCATAGACGTTGAACACGAACCTCCCGCATGTCATGCCTATCTCATCGCGTCTGCTCTTCATAATATCGGTGTTATTTCAGATGCCTCCATTTCCTCAACGGCAATCCGTCGCGCCTTTTCCGCGTTCTTCGAGCCTTTGTCGAAGACAGTCGTGACTGTGCACCTGTCCTCGCTGGCGTCATAGAGCAAGCCGCTCAGGTTGTGCATCAGCGCGAGCCAGTTGTACTGACGGAGCGCGCTGACGTTCCGGAAACGGAAACAGAGCACGTCGAACTCCCCGAGGGGCGCGCCAAGTATCCTCTCGTACTGGGCGCGGAGGCTGTTGTCATTTCTTGCCATCTTCGTTGCATTCAAGGCTGTAGCGCGCGAATCGCTTGCCGTGTCTCTCAATCATCTCCGTATCTATTCTGTGCCCCTCGTTCCGGAGTTCCCATATCCTGCCCCCGAGCCGGAGGCATCCGTAAAGGTTGAGGGCTTCGAGCGGCGTTATGGACTTTCCGCTCTGAAGATGCGCCAAGATGCGCAGCCTCTGTGATTCAGTGTTTCCCATAATCAAATGTTTAATTAAGTGTTCCGCGGAGGGTGGAGGATTCGAACCTCCGGAGGCTTTCACCCCAACAAGTTAGCAACCTGCCGCAATAGACCGCTCTGCCAACCCTCCGTTGCCGTCTGTTCCGGCCGTCACCCCGTCTGTCCGGAGCGTCCTGCTTGTAAATGGTATCTTCAGAACCGCGCATCACTGCGGGATTTCGTGCGGACGGGAGGACTCGAACCTCCGTCTCCCAATCGCGTGCCAGCCAACCGCACCGCGTCCGCATCCCCCGTCTTTCCGGAGCGTCATGTCAAACAATTATAAAAATTATGAAAAACACACGCGCTTCACAGCGGGTCATATTCCCATAAAATTAAAATACTCTTCTGTTACTTTCCCCGTCCCATCGCAGTCGGGGCAAATGTCGGGCGTCATCTCGTCCGTGTCGGACTCCGCGTTCCGGTACTCGTCAGGGGTCATCTCGACGCGCTGCCCGTCCACGTACCCCGTAAATATCTCGCCCTCCCCGTTGCAGCGCGGGCAAGTGAACCAGCGCACTCTCATATCTCGCCCTCCCCCTTTTCCAGTTTCTTCCAGATACGGGATAATCCCCAGCCACACAGCCCACAAGCCGCCAATGCGGTTGCTTTTATCGCGGCAAACTCCGCTATACTTAACGGACGCTCGGGCGTCTCGTCCCCCGCAAGGAAACAAAACGCCACAAACCCTATTAGGGCAAGTGCCCAAAATAATATTCTATAAATCCGTTTCATAATAAACTAAAAATGCCGCGAGGTTTCGTTAAAAGTGACGGCTTCCAACTACTCCCCCGCGGCTCTGCTTTCTCTCTTCCATTCGTTGCGGTTGCCGTCACAACCTTAACACGATGCAAAGGTACAACAATTTTTCTTATCTGCAAACTTTTTTTACTTTTTTTCACTCTTTTTGAAAAACAATGGCTTCATGTAGCCCAGAATGGTCTGGTTTTTCTTCTCGTCGCCGGTCATCATCGCCGCCTCCTCCTTATAGATTTGCCGCTTTATCAGATGCGTGTTGTTGAACCTCATGTGCCCGAGTTCTATCGCCTGAAGGTTCTGCCAGATGCCCTTGTTTCCCTCGAATATGGAATTGCCCTCTATCGGGAGGAACACGCCACGCGTCCCGTCCCTCTCTATCACCTCCGCGCCCTTGTACTGAAGCAAGTCCACGGACAAAGAATAATCGCTTCTCATATACTCATCTCTTTCCGCAAAGATACGAAAAATCCGTCAGAAAAGGGTCGGCTTCCACACCTCGTTCGCCCACCTCTCGTGCAGATACAGCCGCTCCGTCACTTTGCCGTCCGAGCCCTTTTGATTCGCCAATACAGCCACGGGCTTCTCCCATACCGGAATGAAGTCCTCGGGCATACTGTACTCCGAAACGTACACGGGGAACTCCGCGTTCCGCACCCAGTCGTAGAACGCATCGTGGTCGAACGCGCCCGTGACATAGCCGCCCGCGCCCTTGTACGGAGGGTCGCAGTACACCACGCCCCCGTCCTCTATGGGCACGTCCCGATAGTCGGTGGAGTACCTTTCCAGCCTTTCCAGACTTTGCAGACTTTCCAGACTTTCCAGACTTTCCAGACTTTGCAGCCTTTCCAGACTTTCCAGACTTTGCAGACTTTCCAGACTTTGCAGCCTTTCCAGACTTTCCAGACTTTGCAGACTTTCCAGACTTTCCAGACTTTGCAGCCTTTCCAGACTTTCCAGACTTTGCAGCCTTTCCAGCCTTTCCAGACTTTGCAGCCTTTCCAGCCTTTCCAGACTTTGCAGCCTTTCCAGCCTTTCCAGCCGCCCTTGTTTGAAACGGCAGGACTTGTAGAGCGGGTTGTTTAGCAGCATCTCCGGCGTTCCGTTCGCCTTCAGCCACCGCACCACGGCACGCCCTATCTCAACCCTCCTCGCGCTCCTTTCCTCAACCCCCGAGAGCGCGGCTCGGCAGGAGTCCACGACCTCTGGGCACAACTCCGAAAGCGGCGCGAAGTCACCGAACACCACGGCATGGTGCAGGGCGCGCTTGTAAGGCTCTATCGCGCGCCCGTACAGATAGCTTTTCCCGTTGTTTCCGAAACTCCAGCACACCCGCACATAAGCGTCCGCGTCCTTCTGCGAAAGGAAGTCCTCGCGGCTTATCCATCTGTCCTCGTTCCGGTACTTTCCGTTCGCCGCGTTCACGAACAGCTCCGTCATGTCCCCCTGCAAGTCGTTCACCACGAAACGCGCCCATCTGCCCGAAAGCATGGCCGCGTGCGTGACAGCGCATCCCCCGCAGAACAGGTCATAGAACACCGCCCCCGACGGCAGGTGCCCCACTATTTCGGGCGCAATCCTCGACTTGCTGCCCCTGTATGGCAATCCGTATCTCATGCGTTGTCCTCCATCCATTTTCTGAAACCCTCCACGTCAATAGTAGGCAATCCAAGGAAGTTCAGCCCGTTGAACTCTTCAAGAAAGCCGCACGCCTTATCTATCAGCATAGCCCGCTGTATCTTCAGGTTGTCCTCCCATTCCTCATTGAGAGCCTTCATCTCTTTCGCGTCAATGTCTATCTGTTCCATTGCGCCCGCCCTATAGGCGCGTCTTGCCGCTTTCGTGGAAATGTCCTCGTCCACCTCCGGAGCGTGTCCTATGTAGTCGTCTATCCTCTTGTCAATACAGTCCATATCTGGTAATTTACTCGTCATTTACTTGAAATTTACTATGTAAAATTTAGATTTTTTTAGAAAAATCCCCGATAACGCGCTTATATACAATAATTTGCATAATAAGTAAATTTTCATGCTTAATTGTGCATCAGTATGTCGTACACCGCGTTGAGGTTGCGCCTTATAAGCGGCTCAAGACAGAGAGCCTTTGCCCGCGTGGTTTCGTCGAACGCAGCCCAGCCGTTCCAGATGTCCGCCTTCACGGGCTTCCGCGCTTCCTCAAGCGCGGCAAGCATCAGCGGGCGTTCCTCCGCCTTCGTGGGCGCGAGCCGCAGCCCTCTGTCACGCAAAAAGTCGTACGCCCTCGCGAGGTTGCACGGGATGCCCTCGACCCTGTGCCCCCCGTTCACAAGCCCGTAGTATCTGTTCAATAAAACCCAGATGCTCTCCTCGTTCCGCCTCGCTATCGTCCCGTCAAAGTCAAGACGCATGTTCCGGTGCTCCCTGTCCCATTTGCGCTTCTCCGCCGCCCGCTCGTCAGAAAGCAGGTACATCTGCAACCACTTCAGGAAATTCTTGACGGACACGGAGAAGTTGTCCCCGTACGTCCCCTTCGTGCCCTCGTCTATCACATACTCGACCTCCTTGACGGTCAGTGCCCCGTACTTGGAATAAAGGCTGTCGCAAATCTTCGTTACGGTCTTGTCGCGCCCCTTTTCCTCATTGCCCCCGTAATTGGTCACGGCCTCGTTCACGCACGCCGTCAGCGCGGCCGTCAGCTCATCCCGCGAGGTCGCGGCTATCGTCCGCGTGTCCTCCAGTGCCTCCCTTATCGTCATGGCTATTCGAGTTTGAAATTGTCCGCAATTTCATTCAGCCCCGCAAGTCGCAGCACGTGCTGCAATTCGTGAACATAACGAGCGCGGCCGTTGCAATACCTGAAGCCCTCCTTGTACACGCTCGCTGTGCCGCACGCATCGACGGCTATCATCGTCGGACAGTCGGCATCCGCATCGCGCACCCATTCGGCGGTATGCACGCCCCTCTCAAATCCGCTGGCCTCCAGCATCGCGGCCGTCAGTTCCACCGGATTTGCCGTGCCGTCCGCAAAGTCGCGGTCTCTGTACTCCCACGGGTCGGCCTCGTTGCCCTCGAAGTCGGCATACGCCCAGCCCTCGCCCACCGTCACTATCCGCATCGGGAAGCCGTTCCCGTCCTGCATCCAGTCGCCAATCATAAAGTCTCTTGCTTTCATAATCATAATCGTTAAAATTGTTTAAAATGGTAAGTCGTTGTCTTTCAGATATTTTTCGTATTCGGCCTTTTTCCGAGCCTCCTCGGCAAGCCTTTGCCGCTCCCGTTCCTGCCATTCGGCATACTTGCGCTCGTATTCAGCCCTTTCCGCCTGTTTCCTGCGCTCGTCTTCAGCCCTTTGCCTTTCGGCCTCCGCGCGCCTTTCGGCCTCCTGTGCCCTCCATTCGCGGGTCTTCCGCTCGTCCTCCTTCTTCTCGTAATCCTTCTTCTGCTCGTAGAAAGACTTTCCGGCATCGGGGTGAATGTCCTGCCAGCCCTGCGAAACAGCCCTGTCGATGAAGCCGCGTGCGACCTCTATGTCGTTGCCGCTCTCGCGCCTCAGCCTGTTCTCGAACATGGAAAGGGACTTCTGACAGCGGAGCGGCTTCTTTATGTCAATCTTGTAGTCGAGCCAGTAGGCTATCAGTTCCCTCCAGTCGTCCCCGTCAATCGTGTTGCAGAAGTCATCTGCGAGTTTCTTGAAATCAGCCTTTGGCTTTTGGGGGGATTCCCCCTTTAGGGGGATTATAGGGGGTATATTATTATCTTCTTCTTGTATAATATTATTACTTATATTATCTTCTGTGGAAATTTTTTTCCGGTCATCGTGGAAATTTTTTTCCGCACTTTCGGCAATTTCTTTCACTTCAGCGGAATTTTTTTCACCCCCTTGGAAATTTTTTTCCACGTCCTTTACAAATAGCTTGTCGTAATTCTTTCCGAACCTGTAATAATCGCGGGTCTTGTCTTCATCGCATTTCTCGATAAGCCCGCACGCAATCAGCTTGCTTATCCTGTTCTTTATCTGCCTTTCGCTCCCGATGCCGAGGATAGGCAGTTCCTCGATAATCTTCTTCGCGCTCACCCAGAACCACTGCCCCTCAAGCGTGGTTATCCGCAGCGTCTTGGGGGACGAACCGAATATGTGAAAGCACTGGAATATCGCCATGTCGGTGCAGTCCAAGTCCCACCCGTTCGCAACCACCGCGAATTGATTGATTGAAATGTTATAAATTATGTTCATGTCACATAAAAATTTATCCGGACATCATCGTGAGTAGCGCATCACGACAATGTCCGGATATTTGGTATTGCTACCTTAAATTTCTGTTGTCCGCGCTACTTGACAATGCAAATATAATAAAAATCGGATGATTTATCATAACAACAAAAAAAACTTGTCCGGAGTGAGGTCGCGCTCTCACACCAGACAAGCCAATAGGTTTTACAACCTTAAATCTCCACGCGGGCGCGACACCGCATTACAAATATACGAAAAAAATCTATTTCAGCAGAAAAAATCCGTCCTTTTCAAGTCTGTCTCCGAAATCCACGAACTTCCGCACCGCGTCCCTCGCTGCCGGATGCACCATCTCCAGCGCGTCCGCGAAATCCGTTCCGCGGGCAATGAACCCGTCAAACGAGCCGTCCGTGTTCATGTTCAGAATCGTCGTCTCCGGTGCAGACCCGTACAGAGCCTTAATCGCATGCCATTCCCGATTTGTCATAATTTCAATTTTAAGCCGTTAAAATTTTAAGGTAATATAAGTTATCATCCTTGCGGCAAAAGTGGCTGAAACGCCACGGAAACCGCCAAAGAACGAATGCTACACAAATTTCCCGTTCCGAGAAATCTCCACCTCGACCCAGTCGAGGAACTCACCCTCCTCCGGCTCGGGCAAAGGGAACTCCGCAACACGTGCGCACCACTCCTTCCACCGGTCAAGCGATAGCGACATCTCCTCCTTCGTCAGCTCCGCCGAACTCCGCGTGTACTCGACCCACCCGCAAAGCGCATCCTCCCGTTCACGCAGGTACAATTCCGCGTTCGCCGCCCGCTTGTAGTACATCTCCTTCACATACTCCCGCTCCAGCCCGAACTCCGCGGCAAAGTACCCTATCGTCAGGTGCAGCCACGCGTTCTGCGAGCGGCTCCGCCCCGTCTTCTCCACAAGTTCCACGATGCCCCCGTCACGGGCGAGTTTCGCGGCTCTCCGCTCGAAACGCGCCCGCTCAAGGGGATTGTGCAGGTCGTACATCATCGCAGCGTCACAAATTCCGTATCGACGAACTCCACGCCCTCCGGCATCGTTTCCGCGCCCTTCAGCGCGTCGCCCAAGGCCGTCTTGTCTATCTTCGGGACGAGCGTGATATAGGACGGCAATCCCAAGCCAGCCACCTTCGCGCCTATGTCGTACCTCGAAAGGAAGACATCCTCGTTCACGTCAAGCGAACGCCTTGACGAGCGCGATATGCTCACGCCACCGTCAGCCCCCTTCAGCCTGCTCCAGTCGAACAGCCGCATCATTTCAAGGATATGCTCCTTTATCCGCTTCTTCGCGTTGTCCGCCTGCCTCTTCTTCGCGGTCATCCGCTTTATTTCCTCATCGCAGCCCGAAATGAAGCTGTCGTACTCGCGGATAATCCGGTTGTAACCCTCGACCTTCGCGGCCATGTCGTCCGCGTTGTCGGTCATCAGAGCCTCAATCTCGGGCGTAATCTCGCCCCCGCTCTCATAGAGCATCTCTTCAAGTTTCCTTTCCTGCTCCCCAAGTTCGTAAAGCGTCATCTTCTTTTCCATAATCGTTTCTTTATTTGTATTGACTCAGCACCTGCTGCTGCTCTTCAGTAAGGGCATAGGTCTGTTCAAGTTTATCTATAAGGGACTTTTCCCCTTTGTTCAGACGCTCCATTGCCTTCTCGAAGGCAGCGTCCGTGCACGGCCTCTTTCCCACCGTGACCGCCTTTGCCCGTGGCTTCCCGCTCCCGAAACGGAAACGCTCGTTGCCGTGCCCGTCCACTATCACAAGGCCGCTCACGTTGCGCCTTTCGTCGTATTCAATGGACTTTACGGAGAACTCGCAATAGGGCGACATAGCCGCCTTTCCCGCGGCATTCGTGTAATACTCCTTCTCTTTTAAGGTAATCCAGATGCGCGGCGCGGAATACAGCTCACGCCCGATGCCGAGGTTGAAGCACGCCCTCTTGAATGAGTCGGACGCCTGCCCCTTCTCCTTCTCCGTGTTGCTCTCAGTGCCCACGTCCTGCTTGCTGACCCATTCCCCCGTGTCGGGGTCTTTCACGGACACCGTGCAGTAGAGCCGCTCCCCAATCAGCTGGTGCGACCGCTGCCAGCCGAATATGCCGAACGTCTCATCCAGAATATTCTGGTCGACGCGTGCATCCTTGTACAACAGGATGCACGCGCTCACCGTGCCGTCCCGCTTTGCCACCACCTGTGCCGCACGGCAGTCTATGTCCTGCGGCTCAAGCAATCGAAATTTAATCGTGTTCATAATTCAGTTAATTGTTAATTGTTAATTCTCTTCGATTCCAAGAAGCCAGTCCACGCTCACGTCCAGTTTCCGGCTCAGCCGCACCAGCTCCTCGAACTTGAGGCTGCTCGCCTCGCCCCTTATCACGCGCCGCATCAGCTGCTCGCGGCTGTGCTTCGGCTTCTTCGGATACACCGCCTCTGCCAACTCCGGCAGACTTACGGGCAAGCCCATCGCCTGTCTTGCCCCCATTGCCTCCATTACTTTCAGTCTCATTTCTATTTCTGTTAAAAGTTTATGCAAAAATAAAAACATTTTTTATAAAAACAAAATATTTTTGTATTTTCGACAAAAAAAACGGGGAAACTTCACAGCGTCCCCGTTCTCCAAACAATTAACAAATCTAACAATTATGAAATTATTATGGTGTTCCCGCCACAAATATAGCAAAAAATCACTAAAAAGTGAATATGCTGTAGGATATTCCCACGCCTATATAAGGTGAAAGTATCACGCGCCCGTCATCGAGAGCCGCCCCGTAACCCGCGTGAACGCCTATCCCCCACGGCTTCCGTCTTGCCCGCTCGGTCACCTTCTCTGTTATTGTTATTGTTCGTGGGTACACCTCAATAAAGTCAAGATGTGGCTCGTATCCGCTCACCTGCGCCCGATAAGTGCTATCCTCATAGACTTTCTCCTCGCGGGAAAGGGTTACATATATAGTGTCTCTCAAAACCTCCGCAACGGGCACTTTTACGCGGATTGTGTCGGTCGTGCGTATGTACCTCGGAACGGGCTTGTCTACCCGTATGGTGTCGTGCACTATCATGGTATCACGGACAACGACCGGCTCGGAATCCGGCTCGTGCCCTCCCGTGCACCTCGCCACGCAAAGGAAGGCCGCAAGAGCGAGCACAGCCCCGACCACGGCAGAAACAAGGCATTTGGTCAAATCTTCCATAACAAAAATTTCGGATTTTCCATTGTACTACAACCTGTACTACAAGACGATTTTCTCCCCGGGGCGGTTCAAATATCCCCATCTACAACCAGCAGACTGCTGTATCTTACCCATAATATTCTATTTTATGTCGGTGATACCACCCAATTTATTTGCAAGTCGCTCAGTCCAGAAATGGTAATAGTCCCCTTTCCGGTGGAAAGCCGCGTGGACTATGGACGGCAATCCTATGACTATAAGATACAGCCATCCCAAATATAGCGACTGCCTGCAATGCCCAAGCTCATGCCGCAACGTCTTCTGTGAAAAGAAAACCGGCAGTATCACCACGTTCCCGAGCGATATGCCCCCGCGCATCCTGTCCGAGGATACCACCGCCACGCGGTTATATTTCCCCGTACGGCAAAAGGACGTGCTCCCCCCGTAACAGAACGCGAGGATTTCGCCCAGCAAGTTCTGCGGCATCTGCCACAGCCACAGCAATAGTTGTATCATCTCTCTCATGTCGACTTGTTTTCTGCAAATATAATAAAACTCCGGTACTTCACAGCACCGGAGCATCCGTGTATAAACCCTAACTATAATGAAAAAGAATCGTCCCGCAAATATAGCAAAAGTTCCGTATCATCACGACACGGAACTTCACGCTAATAACCAATTAATTATGAACCACAATATTCCCGCGCTTTGGAGCGGCCGCGGAACACCGCTATTTCACCTCTATCGTTATCTTTCCCGAACATAACGAAAGCCGCTCATATAGTTTCCTGAACGTCGCCGTGCTGTCGGTAACCATGCCCTTCACCGTGTTCTTTCCCACAAGTATGCACCCGTCAGTATCCTCCGCCGTGTTGCCGCAGTGAATCAAAACGCCTTGGAACGAGGGCACGTTCAGCAGCCTCGGCAGATACCCCTTGCAGAAGTCGTACTGCCTCTTCTGGCTGAAACGCGGTGACTGAACGCGCAAAGTCACCTCATACGTCCCCTCCGGTATCGCGGTCTTCCCGTACACCTTTGCCTCCTTGGTCAAGTCACGCGCCCTGTCCTCAAGCGTGTCGCAGAAATACTCCCCGTCAATGTAGAGCCGCCCTATCGTGTAGCCCTCACGCCTTGCAATCCTTTTCAGTTCCAGTTTCATGCTCGATATATCTTACAGCCGTGTTCTTCCTGTGTTCGTCCATCAGTTCCTCAATCGTGGCAAAGTCAGCCCCGAAGTCCACCTCCTGCCCGTGCTCCGCGAAATAGGTCTTGCCGCGCCCGAGCGAGGGACGGCGCAGCACGCAGCCCTGATGCACGCACATATAATACCCCTTTGTCGTGCACTCGCACCGCTTGTCCGCGAGCTGCTTCTGCAAGTCCCCTATCTGCGAGCGCAGTCCCGCGTTCTCCGTCTTCAGTCCCGCAATCTCGTCGTCCTTCCCGTTGTCGATTCCCGTCATCGTCGTTATGGCGTTGTTCAGCGCGGTTATGGCCGCGTTGTCCGCGTCCGCGCCCGCCTTCCTGCGCGAGAACTTGAGGGTGAAGAGGGCGGTCAGGCCTCCGCCCCCTATGAAGCCCCCCATTATCGAAATTATCTGTATCCAGTCCATAGCCCTACAGCCTTTTGCGCCCCACGCGTATTGAACTTGCCGGATTTCTTGACGGAACGGCACACGAAGGCAGGAGTCCGAGGGCTTTGACGTATTCCATCGCCTTTGCAAGATACGCCTCCCCCACCTTTCGCGCCTCGGCGGCCGTCCGTGCAAGCACGCTGTCCTCGACCTCGGTGCTGAACTCCCCGTTTTTGTACCGTACCCCGAACGCGGTCGGATTTATAGGGTTGTTCATCACGAAACGGGAATACGCGAGGTATGCGATGCCCGTCTTCAGCCCGTCAGTCATGCGCCCGTTCCCGCAACCGTCCGTGTAGTATCCCCCGTTCAGAAGGGTGTCGGCTTCCTTTGACGTCAGCTCCACCCGCTCCCCGTTGTCCTTGGTGAACACGAAAGGGCCGGCGGCCGTGAAGTCGGTCTCCTCAATCCACTTGTAGAGGGTCGCGCCCAATAGGTCAACGAGCCGCAGCGTCTCCGCCTCCCTGATGTAGGGCTCGACGCGCGCGGTGTCGTTTATGTTTTCTGCTATCGGCCTTATAGCCCTAAGGTCTTGCGGTTTCAGTATCATTTGGCAGTATTTTAGTGATTTCGTCATCGTAAAGCCCGAAAGCGAACTTGAGCATGTTTCGTTTCTGCGTCAATGTCAGAGACTGGTCTCGGAGTATCTCAAGTATCTGGGTCATGTTGTCCTTTCCGAGCCTGTCGGCTATGGACGCGCCCCCGTTGTATACAAGCGGCTGTATCGTGAAGTCCGGCTCGGTCAGCGGTGCCCACCAGTGACTGAACAGCAACTCGAAGCCCTCCGAAAGCTGAACCCGTTCACGCGTGGTTACGGAATTATAATATTTGTAGGCGTTAATCATAAGGTCGGCACCGAAGCCCGCGCCCACGTTCACCGCCCTCAGTATCGGCGGCTGCTTGAACGCCTGCCCTATGTTCTCCGGCACCGCCGCCTGTGTAGCCGTGAACGACTTGTCATAATTGGTGCCCGTGAAAGGTATGAAGGACGGCACCTGCTCCTTGTTGCGAACCTGCGTGTACCACAATTGGGACGTGTTCTCGTCCCCCTGAAACGCCTCAAGCTCAAGCTGCTTCTCCTGAACCTGCTGCTCCGTCTGTTCCTCGTCCTTTATGTCGACAAGAATGCCGGCCGCAAGAAAGTTGGAGCACACGTTGCGCCCCGTGACGTTCGCGAGCCCCTCCTCCGTGCGCATGTCGGTAACTTCAGCGATGTATATCGGGAGCGGGTATGCGGGCACACCTTCCGAGTCCCCCGATACATACAATATCTGTCCCTTATATCCGTCCCAGCCGCCTGCCGCGTTCACCTGTTCCATTATTGTCGCGGGGTCGGGGTTGAAAAGGTCGAACCACTCGATGTCGGACGCCTTCCATGTCCTGCGGTACTTGTCCCTGCGCCCCCAGTCCGGATGATACGCCACCGTTGCCACATTGCCGCTGTCGTCCGGCATGTGGAGCCTGAGCGTCTCGAAGGGCACGTGCGAAACGGAGCGCACCTTCATGTTCGCGTTGTAGTTGACGTGAAGAGCGAACCCGTGCCACTTTGCAAAGTCCTTAACCGCCATGCGGAGCACCTTGTTCAGCTCCTGCCCCTTGTCGTTCGCGGCAATCCCGCCTATTTTCGCGTCCTTGAACCCGCTCCCATAAATGAAGTCGGCATATATGCCAAGGCAGGCATTGCCCGTCTTCGATGCCGTAACTATCTCGTCCACGGCTTGAGGAAAGTCGTTGTATTCGCCATAGGACTGGATATGATACTGCTTCCAGTCCTGTATCGTGAATTGCCGCTGTGTCCTTATCTGTGCTACCTTCATGGCCCTGTCGTTTTTTGTGGAAAGGACGGGAATCGAACCCGTCCAGCCGCCATCCGCTTACTTTGCAGATTTTCCCTTTGAAGCCGTCTTTGCCGGCTTGTCGCCCTTGCCCGCCGGCTTGTCGCCCTTCGCGCTCTCTGAAACTTTCACAAGCGCGCCCAATGTCTCGGTGCTTGACGCGAGTTCCTTTTCAAGCGCGTCCACCCTGTCCCGCGCCGCCTTCAGTTCGGCCTCGGTCTGGGCTATAGCCTTGCGAACCCCCGCGATTCGGGCGTTCAGGATGCGCGCGGCCTCTTCCTTGTCGGCCTTGCCGCGCCCCTCAAGATACCGCGCGAGCCTGTCCTGAAGGTCGGACGGAACACGCGCGAAAAGGTCGAGGCATTTCGGGTTGTTCGCTATGTGATACAGCGCCAAATCCTCAGTCATGTTCTGCGGTGTCAGTATCTTGCTGAAATCCTTGTTTATCGGGTCGTGAAGCACCACGCCCGGCAGAAGTGCATAATCTTCCGTGATGTTTACAATCTTGCTCATGTCTAACTTTATCAGTTCAAAGTGTGCCGAAAGCAAACAAAATCCGCACCCCCGCACCTCTTTATGAAGGTACTTCCGGGAAAGGGTGCGGACTTGTTCCTCTCTGTTGTAGTCTACTTTCTTGCCCAGGTCTCTGACATACCGGCTCTGCTCTTCCCGTGAAAGCGAGCCATACCAGTCCCTGTATTCCGAAAGGTCTTCAAGCATTACGCGGCCGGGCTGAGGAGGGCGGCTATTGCCGCGTCAGTCGCAGCCTCGCTCTCCGAATAGAACGACTTTGGCAGCGTGTTCTCAAGCGCGCTGGAATCGCTCGCGAGCGTTGCCTGGTATACCACGTTGTCCGCCATGTCCGTCCCGGTCGTAAGGTCTGAAAGCCCGAGGCCGGAATCCCATCCATATACCTCGTACTTGACATCGCCCGATGCGCCGTGCTCGTTGTTCTCAACGATTGCCACCACCTTCGCGTTGGTCAAGCCATTGACGAACTTCTTCGCAGCCTCCGACTTCTGGAATATGCGCACGATTACATTGTGAGCGTGTGTCCTTACATAGGTGCCCACGTTGATGGAATCGCTGCCTACTGTAGCGTTAGGAAGTGAATCGACCTCGTAACCCTTCGCGCCCTGCTTGAGCACAAGGGACGAAATCACATTGTCCGTAACCACCGACTTTGTCTTGTCGATGTCGGAATAACTTACAAGGATTACCCGGGAGCCGGTGCCCGGCACCGCAAGCGCCGAGCAAGACTCCTGAGCAAAACCTACCTGAATTTTTGAACAATCCATAGTCAATTAGCCTTTTAGATTCCGAGGGTGAAGTATTCCGGATTTGTGAGTTTGGCATCAGCCTGTCCCATAGACCTCACATAAACCTTCTTGTCCTTCTGGTCGTACCAAACACGAAGGTCGCCCATGCGTGAAATGTCGTCGACGCCGATGCCGAGGACGCTCTTTGCCGTAAACAGCATGCGGTGCGGGTTGTTGAGCTTCTTTCCGGTGTCCTCGCCCACTGCGATGAGCTTGTCCCATACCGGCATTGCAATCACCGGAATGCCCTTGTACTTGAGTGCCTCAACGCCGTTGATAAGCGCCATTCTTGCCGATTCAAGGCAGCAAGCGTTCATAAGGCTCTGCTCGTACGCGTCATATACCGACTGGGTTACGAGGATGAAGCGGTCTGCAAGGTTACGGAGCTGAAGCGGCGCGCTGAATACAAGCTTTGAAAGGTACCCCTGCACATTCTCCGGCTTGAGAGCCTGCTCCGCATATGATGCGCCCGCGTTCTCCGCGATTGTCACCGGCCTCTGTGACGGGTTGGCCGCCACCTGCGTGGTTATCTGCTTCCAGAACCCGTCGAGGATGGTGTAATAGTCGAGGTCAAGACCTGCGGTGATTACGCCGCCATCTTCTCCGGTGTGCTTCGCGGCCGTGTCGCCGAACCAGAACATGCGGTACCAGAAATCAGTGACTGACTTTTCGAGTACCTCAAGCACGATGTTCATATAGTCGGTGTCGGTGAAGTCAGGAATGTCGACGCCCGTTCTTAGAGAGTAGACGGTTGCCGCATTCTTCAGGTCGGTGTAGCACTCCGAAAGGAATATTTCCCATGTTTCAGGAGTCCACTTAACCTTGCGCGTGTTGATGTTCCACGCCTTTGATTCTGAACCGCATCCGGTGTCCTTCACGCCCACCATGCCGCCCTCTCCGATGAAGCCGACCTCGGTGTTCGTGACGATGTCCGGGAAAAGTGTATGGATGGTGCTCAGCTCGGGACCCTGAATGGTATCCTCCATCACCATCTCCGAAATTGACTCTATCACCCTCCCTACGAAGGTGAACTTGTCCATGTCAAGAAATCCGCCTTTTGTTGCCATTTTCCTTTACTTTTTGATGTTTTTCGCATTTCTAACCTTTTCCTGCGCCGCCCTTGCAGCCGCCTTCAGGTCTTCCACGGACGGCTCCGCCTTGCCGTTCCTCCCGTCAGGCACCTGAGTACGCCTCGGTTTCGGCTGGTAGTTGCTGCCCTTGTAGTTGTTGAGTTCCGTGTTGAGGGAGTTGATTGTGTTCTGCTGCTCCTGAATAAGGTTGGTCGCTTCTTCCATGAGTGCCTCAAGTTCGCTGACCCTCGCCTCAAGGTCTTCTCCCTCCTCCGCCGGCACCTCAATCGCCGTAACGATGCCGTCCGTAACAGTGACTACGCGGCCGTCCTCAAGGGTTACAGTCCCTGAAGCCTCGCCGGTTGAAAGTGTAGCCTCAACACCTTCTGCAAGATTGTCCTCGTCCCCTACAGTGGAGAGCACAACGTTGCCGTCAGCGTCAAGGTAATCGAAGTTGGCGGGCTTGCCCGCCTTCTTGTTCCTGAACGCGTTGACCTTATCCATGAAGGACTGGAACGCGCTGGATGCTGGTTTTGTTTCCTTTGCCATTTTGTTGAAAAGTTGGTTTGTATTATAGGAATTGATTTTTGAGATGAAGCCCAGTTCCAGAAGGGAACGGGCATCGTGCGTCTTCTCCTGCGCCATCACCTGCTCCATCACCGCCCTGTCGTTGCCCGTGCGGTCAACGTACACGTCAATGATTGCCTCCTGCTCCATCCGGAGCATCGCCGCCACGTCTTCAGCGTCGTCCGCGTTGATGAAGTCGTACACCGGTGCATATACCTTGTGTATGAGCGCGCGGCAATTCCTGTTCGCCGAACGGTTTTCCGCCGGAGCCGCAAGCAACAGCACCATAGCCATGGAATGGCATCCGCCGGTTATGTTCGTGTGTATGTTCTTGCCGGAATTGCGCAGCTCGTCGTAAATCTTGAAGCCCTCCTCCACGTCGCCGCCGTTGCAGTCTATGTTGAGGAAAAGGTCGGGGTCGTCCGGATGCGCCTTAAGGATTGCCCGTATGGTCTCAACAGAAAAGACCTCGCGGGGCTCGCCCCAAAGCTGCGCCCAGTACTTCTGCACCTCGTTGTTTATCTCGCCCTTTATGTCAACGAATATCATATCACTCAAATGTTTGCCGTAAAAGTACGAAAGTTTTTTTAAATGACAAGCACGGACGCCCCGCGTCTTGATAACTTCATGAAAAAGCGTCAGAAAATACCCGCGGCCTCGATGTTCACGTACTTGGCATCCTCCCTGCGGATGTCCTCAATCGTCGCCACGACCTTCACGTCCGCGAAAGCGTCCTTTATCGTGTCCTTCATCTCTTTTGCCGAAATGCCGCCCGCCGCCGATGCCGCCGAACGTATGGTATAGCCCCCGTCCGACCCCGGCCGCGTGAACGGAACGCCCCCGCCCATCTGGTTCAGAGCCGAAAGCAAAGGAAGGAACATGGACGTCGAGCGCTTGTTGATGACGGCCTCGCCACCCTCGACCTCCATGCGCACGCCCCCGTTCGCATGACTTGGCCCCTGAACGTACTTTCCTCTTGCAGCCTGCGGCAGCGGCTGTGCCAGAACGGCCGCGACCTGCGCGGCGCCCATGGCCGCCACGATTGCCGACCATGGAAGACCGCCCGTAATCGGGGATGTAGCGACGGACTGCATGATGCCCGTTGCCGTGTCGATGGCTATCTTGAACAAGGATGAAACCCTGTCCCTTATAGCCTGCTGCCGTTCCATTTTCGCGAGTTCCTTTTCCTTTTCCTTTTCCGCGAGCGTCTGTTTCGCGTTGTATTCCTCCTGCGTTATCAGCCCCTGTTCCAAAGACTGGGCGAGAGCCGCCTCTTGGTCGCTGTATTTCTGCTCGACCTCCTGTTTCCGCTGTTCGTCAAAGCCGCTCAATATCGAGTTGAACGACGACAACAGCTCCTGCGCCTTTCCGCTGTACTGGGAGAACTGGTCTATCTGCCTTTGCCATTCCTGCGTCTGTAGGTCTGCCAGCTGCTTGCGGATTTCCGCCTGCTTGTCCGCGTTGTCACCCACGGCCGCAAGCTCCGCCTCAAGATAGGCCTTGCGTATCTCGAACACCTTACGGGCGTTCTGCTCGTTCTCTATCAGTTCCGTGTTGAGGTCAAGCTGTTTCAGAGAGCGGAGGTTCGCCTGCAATTTCGCCTCCTCCTCATAGGTCTCCACGCCCGCCCTTTTCCGCGCATCAATCTGCTTCTGCAAGACCTCGTTCTCCAAATTCAGCCGTTCGCGCTCGTTTTCGCCCGCCTTTGCAAGACGTTCCGCGTATTCCTGCGCAATCGCGTCCTCGCTTTCCTTTAACGCCTTGTCGCGCCCTTCCTTCCTTATCTTCCCGACCTTGTCCTGCAGCGCCTTTTCCAGCTGTCCGGCAATCTCAACCCGCCGCGCCTCATAATCCTCATATTGGGCGAGCAATGCATCATATTCCTCCTGCGACATGCCCTCCGTCCTGATGGGCTTCTCCAGCTTGGAAAGGTCGTCTATCGCCTTGCGGTACTGCTCCGTGATTTCCTTAACCTGCGCCTCGGTGTCCGACTTCTGCGCCTCCTGTATCAGCGTCTTTATCCCCGAAAGCCTCTCCTTCAGAGCCTTCATCGTCTCTGTCGTGGCTTTCTTCTCCGCGTCGGCCTCCGCCTTTGCCGCCGCCGTCGTGGTTGTCTTCAGGCTGTTCCGCGCCTCCGCCAATTGCCCGTATATCTCGCGCGTCTTTTCATTGTATGCCTGCCTTGCCCCGTACAGCTCCGCCTCCGCCTTCGCCAGCTCGTCATTCGTTTCCTTGTCGTTCTCCGTCAGTTCCGACTTCTTCTTCAGGATTGCGAAACGCTGTTCCGCAAGCGACAAGTCGCGGTCGGCAATCGTCTTCTCTATCGCGGCAGCATCTTCCAAAGCCTTTATCCGCTCCTGCGTCGTGTACTTGTCCTTCTGCGCGGCCTTGCTCTTCAGCTCCGATACCGCGAGGCGGTCTTTCGCGTTTTCAAGCACCGCCTGCCGCTCCGCCTTTTCAAGCGCGATTTCGTCCTTCGTTATCTGCTGCATCTGCTTGGATTCCTCACTGACAAGCCCCAGCGCATCGGCAAGCCCCGCCAGCTTCTCTATAACCCACGCGATGCCCTTTCCCAGAGCCTGGAACACCCGTTCCAACACAACGGCGCCGCCGCTGAATGCCGCCATCGCCTGACGGACGCGGTTCATGGTATCCTCCGATGACTTCAGCTTCTCTATCACCTTCTGTATGACAGTGACTATCGCGCCCAGAATGGCAATCATAGGCGTCTGCGACATGACCTTCAGCGCGCCCGTCGCGTTCTTGATGGGATTGACGACCGCCTGCGTCGTGCCCCCGAACTTGGAGAACCCGTCGATGATGCTGTTGGTGTAGTTGCCCACGTTCCGCTGGAAACGCCCCGTCTCGCCCTCCGCCTGCTTCAGCGTGTCCGTCAGTTGCCGTATCTGCCCCTCCATCTTCTGCCCTACCTGCCCTTTCCTGTCGGCCTCGCTCAACTCGTCATACGCGCTGTTGAGGTTTGACAGCTGCGCCCGCAACGACTTGAGGCTGCCCTCGTTTTCGCGCTGCGCCTTTATGTCGTTCTGTATTTCCTTACGGTACTGCGACATCTGCGAGGAAACGTCCCTTATCTGGGCTTCATAGGCATAGTACGCCTCCGCCCCCTCCTGTGTGCTCAAGTCCAGTTCCCTCTGTGCCTTCTTCAGCTCCTGTGATTTCGCGTTGAGGTCGACGAGGGCTTTTATCGCATCGCCCGCGTTCACCTTCACGTCATAGATTTTCCTTGTGGTCTCGTCTGCCATGTCTTTATAAGCGAATTAAGTTAATTTTTGTCAATTTGCCCGATATGTAGTTTACAATCTTTGATATGTAGAAATAGTGCCCGTACTGCTCAAGCCATACCGGCTTTGACAAATCCAATGTCTCAATATCCACCGCGTTGAGGTTCAATGTTACTTGGATTGCCTTTGCCTTATCCAGGACATTTGTCCACAACGGGGCGAAATAATCTGCGAGGTAATCTGATGTCGCCAGGTATAACCGGGAAACTGTAACGGTGTCGACCTGCCAAATGTCTGAATTGTACCCCTGTGTCAATTCCAGCGTATTCCTTCCTGTTGTTGGACTTATCAACACGGGATTGCTTTGCTTTGAGTATTTCAGTGTCCAGCCCGTCCGTTCGGCCGTTGAACGGTCGACCTCATATATCGGGAAATTTGGCGCCGCGTCCTCGCTGCCGTTCGCCACATTCGTTATTGCCAGGAACTTGGACGTCCACAACGTTTTTGCCGGGTCGAGGTTGGTGTCGTCCACGGTGAACGTGTACTCGTCACTTATGCCGTTCGTTTCATCCGTCTTCTTTCCAAACGTGTTCTTTTGAGCATAATTGCCCACCGTGTAGGTCAGTTCTCCCTGCCCCGGTATCAGCTTGTCCGACCAATCCACGGCCTCGCTCTCCCTATTAATCAGATACCCGAGGGTATACATGTGCACTATCTTATTTGCGCTATCCACCTCCATGGTCAGCCCGTACAGCCTCAGGAACTCCTGCAATATGTCAGCTCGGTTGTTGAAGCCCAAAGACGCGAGCAAGTCATATTGTGCCCCTATGGCTATGCCGGTCGTCTCTTTCGGCAAGGTGGTACGGACGGATACTGTTGCCGTGAAGGCTCCGGCCAGTGCTGTTTTGTCGAAGTTTATTTTCAACTGGTCGCCGGCCTTGAGACTTATCGTGAAATCCTCCGTTCCCGTTGTCTTGATATACTTTTGTGTAGCGATTACCCCGTTTTTTCTTATCGTTAGCGCCGCTTGAGTGGCCGTCAGCGTGGAGCATATCACCCGCAAAGTTATATCCCCGTCCCATGTGGCGTAATATAACATGTATCCCCATTCCGTGTAATTACATACCCCCCACATTCCCGGGATGGGGATACGCGTCACCTCCCATGTCACTTCTGCAATACCGGCACTACCGGTACAATAGGCGTCAAACGATGTAGGCGCGGTATCCCATTGCGCACATTTCGGAACGATAGCGGGGATGCTCTCCGTGCCGGGTCTACCTAATTGGGGGTCGTCCTTCAAATCGAGCGTATACCCCTCCTGTTTCAGTATCCATTCCACGACATCACCGAAATCGAGGGCGGGATACACCTTATCGGGGCTGTTGATGTAGCCCTCCGGTGCACCGGCATCGTCCTTTGACAGCAAGTTCTTGACGATGTTCGCATACCCCCACTGGTACCGCACCCCGTTGGAAAGCGTGCCCGATGGCTTGATTCTGGAGTTCATCCAAATCATGCCGAAGCCGTCCGCCTTCACCGTCTCCGTGGACTTTGCCTTGAGTGTCTCTATAAGGTCGGCATTCGCACCCAGTATCTGCGCCCCTATGGAGCCCTTCTTCAGCGAGGTGATGCGGATGACAGCCCCTGCGGGCGATACCCGCGAGCCGTCCTCCAGCAATTCGCACGGGTAACTCCGATAAGGCACCCGCGAATCCACGTCAACCCGCAATTGCACGCCTAACAGACGCTCGTTCCTCATTGAGCGCGGCAATGATATTGCCTGCGAATAGCTTGCATTGCGGTCTTTCATCTCCGCGAGGGTGTTGACTTGAAAGTTCATCGCCACCGCCTCGGTCGGGGGGTCAAGCGTCTCCCATTTCCCGTTTATGTATATGCTCAGTTCCTGAATCATGGCCGTATAATCAGAATTGCGTGTAAGGGGTCATCAGAGTGAGTTCGAGGTCTATCTGCCCGCGTGATGCCTGCGTGTTCCATACGATGTCCGTGCCGTTCACAAGGCAGCGCGTGAACGCCTTTCGTTCGGTGTCGTATATCTGCACGTACGGGGATGTCGCGATTGTCTTCAGCGCCTCGAACTCCGGACGCTCCAGTTGCTCCGCGCCGCACGTTATGTAGACCGTAACGGTCGGCGGCAATTCGCCCGTCGTCTCTTTCGCGTCAATGTCGTATGCCCCCGCAAGCGCAAAAGTGTCGCCCCGTTCCACCCTTTGCCCCAAGCCGCGCGAGCCGCTGAACATGAAATACTCCCATGCCCCGATTGTGTTTATCCATCTCACATATACCGGGTCGTCGGGAGTGCAGCCCGCATAAAAGGATATGGTCTTGCCCGTGCGTGATTCCTCAAGGACACTGAGGGGAGTGCAGTCCAATGTCAGGCATCCGAGAGTGGTGATTGAACGTTCAAAGTCATATTCCTCTCCATTGTCTGTGACGGCATGCAAAACGGCGTCATCTGCATCAAAAGCGAAAAGACCGATTTCGAGGGGAAAATCTTCATATTTCGGGACCTGAATTGTATCACGCCCGAAACGGAAGGCCTCCAGCATTATAGGGGGGTATACTTGGGCGTGCATGTCATTGTCGTTGCCGCGTTGTGCAACGCCCCGAAGTGCTGTCACAAAATGGTTGCTATCAACCCTGAACAGAATGCCGTTCAGTAAGCCATCGTTGACAAAAACCAACCCCGGCGCGGATGTGATGCTTGCAGGTGTCTGAACGTTTCGGAACGTGGTTCTGAGGATTGCCGAAAGGTCAAACGTTGCCTTTCCGTCCTTGACTTCCCTTTGCAGGGTTATCTCCGCAAAATCGCCGGACAAGTACGGGGTCAAAGTAAACGTCCCCGTGTCCTGCACCAGTATCACCGGAGCATACGGAGAAACAACGCTCGCTGGGTATGTTGTTATTGCCATATCTTGTTATTTTAAATAATCGGGTAAAAAGTTTTCGTCTATCTGTGCAGTCATGAAGTTGTCAAGTTCCTTTTCAAGCGCCTGTTCGAAGTCCGCCTGCGCCTCGCTTGTAAGGTCAACGTATCCGTGATTCCGGAAAAGTTCCGAGCCCTCCTTCCTAATCTTCCATGCCGTTGCGTTCGCGAATCTCACAAGGTCTTTCGGGTCTTCGAACGTTATGCCCTTCACGCGCGCCCATTCCATCAATATCGTAGGGAGGTTGGCGGGTATCTTTCCGGGGCCGCGTCCCCTCAAGAGCGTATGGAAATAGACGGGGGCGGTGATGGAGCCTTCTATAGACAAGTCGTTGCCGTCAACCTTTACGGTTATGTTCCGGTACGTCTCGCCCGATGCCTGCTGCCCCGCGTCCTGCGACCTGCGGATTATTTCCTCGCGCATCTTCAGAAGCCCGTCCCCTATCGTCTGTTGCAGTTGTGCCATCGTCGCCATCACCTTGCCCCCCATGGCTTGCCGGACTTTTCACGCGCCCGCCTTTCACGAACCTTCATCAGCCGCTCCTGAAACAGATGGCTTTGCAGGTTCGTGTAAAGGATGTTGAACACCTTTCCGTATTTCCACCCGAGCACCTCGTCGGGGTCTTTGCCGTAATCCTTTGCGAGCGCCATGATTGTGCCCATTTCGCCCGTCAGCTTTGACAGCTGCCCGATGCCAGCCGAACGTTCTTCCTCCGTGGGCTCGTACTTCAGCTCGGACGCCTCGCGCTTCACCCAGTACGTCAGCCCCTCTATCACCTCCGCGAAATAGTCGATGCTCCGCGGCATCTCGACCGTCTTCCATTTCGGGTCGAGGCACCGCATCACGGCTATCATCTTTGCCGCCTCCGTGGTGGTTGTGTCCGTCAGTATGCGACCGAGCTCTATCCGTTGCCCGAACGTCATCTGCCCGCCCCTTATGTCAACCTTTCTCATTTCGCAATCCATTTTGTCAACGCCCATACCATCCGGTACACCCAGCCCCATTTCTGCGGGAAGTTGAGGTCGACGTCCTTCGTGCGGCTCCTGAAGATGCCGAGCCGGTACAGCACGTTGTGCACCCCCCACTCCGCTTCAAGACTTTCCGACGACCTCAACCACAGGGGCTTGCACCGCGTGTTCTTGATGCGGAAACGCTCAAGACATTCCGCGAACCACGCCTTTGGGACTTTGCAGGAGTCCACGATGCGGCAATTGTCTTCAGTACATATACCCCGTATCCAGTCCATAGCCGTCCCTCCTATGCCAAAGTCCAGCCCTTCGCGGTCGCCACCGCCTTCTGCTCGTCCGTGAGCTTCGCGAGGTTCGTCTCCCCGAGGGTCAGCGTCTTTCCCGCCCCGCTCACAAGCTTCGCAATCACGCCCACGAGGCTCGCCTGCGTCAGCCGCGTGCAGGTAGACAAGTTCAAATCTGCCACAATCTCCGTTTCGAGGTGAAGCGCCGTGAGTACCGTGCACCCCTTGAACGTATCCGTGAACTTCTGTATCTTGTTGCCCGTGCAGGTCAGACTTATCTCCACGCACGTGCAGTTCTCGAATGTGCTAATCAAGTCCTGCGGGTTCGTGTTCTTCGTCAGGGTCACGTTGAGGGTCTGTCCGTTGAACTCCCCGAACATGAGCGTATAGCCGTTGTCGTAGTCGGCTGGCAAAGTCACGTTGAGTGTCTGTGCGCTCGCCTTGCTGAAGGTGCGCTTCGAGGTCGTGACCTTCGGGAGGTTCAGCGAATACGCCCCTTCGGACGTGAGGTTGCAGGCCGCGAAGAGGTCGTTCGCGTTGGTGATTGCCGAAAAGTCCAGCTTGTTGAACGTGCCGAGGGGTATGTCACCGGCAAAGTGCATCGCGTTGGGCACTTGCAGGGTCGTGGCAATCGCGGCTATGCAGTTGGCATAGGTGGAGAGCACGTCATTGCAGGCCACGCCCTTTGCCTGTATAGCCGCCTTGATAGCCGCCTTCGAGGATGCTATCGCGTTGAGCTTGTCTTCAGTCGTTCCCATGTCACTTCACCTCCCCGTTTATAGCGTCAAGCTGCGCGTTGATTGACTGAACCGATGTCGTGCCCTCGATGAGAGTGCCGTCCGCCTGCAACTTGACGTTGAGGTTGTCGGCATAGTCGTTGGTATTCTTGACGAGCAACCCGAACCAGTCCCCGTTAATCTTGTGGAGCGTTCCGGCATAGACGCCCTTGTAGGTGCAGTGCATCACCTGCGCGTCCGGAACCTTCGAGAGGAACACCTCAAGCTGCGCCTTGTTCGAGAGGGTCGTCTCCGTGAAAGGCACGGGGGTATGGGAATACTTGATTGCGTCAAGCATCTCCACGACCTCGTTTGAGGTCTTTTCGAGAAAGTAGTTAGTTTCGCTGAAAGTGAGTTCCCCGTCGGAAATGTTCACGTTGCACGGATAGTGATGGCTTTCGTTTATGTCAGTGACCACGCCCGAAAGAAGCGTCCCCGTGCCTATGTTGAGAGTGCCGAAATACTCCTGCGAGTTGCCCGTGATGCGTATCGGTGTGGAGTAGCCGTTGGAGGTGTCTATTCCCGCGTCCGTGAGGACTTTGAGGAAAGCCGCGAGGGCGGTCTTGTTAGCCGCCTTGTCGTCCGCCTTCAGCTCTATCGCCCCGAGTGCCTTCACGCCCTTGGCAAGAGCATTCACCTCGTTTATAGCACCGACAATCTGCTTGGAGGTGGTGGTGAGGGTGCTGGATTCTACCGGCTGTATGTGAGTTGTAATATAAGCCACCCAACTATTTTCTATGGCCACATTCGAAGATGCTCCACCTGGACCTGTAACTATACCCGTATACTTAGCACCTGCACTATTGGGGTGATACATTACATATCCAAATTCGGTGTCTAAAAAGCAAATCGGTATGACATACCCCTTTGTAGTATCAACGCCCAAAGCCTTCAGATTATTCACATAACCCTCAATAGCGGTCTTATTTGCCAACTTTATTGCATCTGTGTTGCCAGTTCGGATTGTTACCGCTTCGAGGTGCTGGAAGAGCGGGGTGATGATGAAGGCACCTGAATTAAAGGAAACACAAACGTCAATCATATCCGGTGTGGTATCTGACCGGAATGTACCGCCGAAAAAATCATTTCGATTGGTACAATAGTTCATTATGCCGCTATAATGGTTTCCATTATAATCTATAATTCCCATAAACCTCGCTCCACTCAAGCCATTTGCGCCCGTCAAAGCCCTCCAATCAGCCTCAAATTGGTCTAACTTCGCCTTCCTTTCGGCATCTGTGCCTGTGAGGTCTATTTCCTTCAATATCATCTGTGAGGCCACGTTCAGAGCCTCCGGATTCACCTGTGTAATCTGTCCCATATCTATTTCCCTTTTGTTTCGTTTAACTTGCCCCTTTCCTCAAAGAACTCCGGTCTTTCAGCCTTGTATGCCTCGTATGCCCCTACCCTCTGCCCGTCAGTCAGAGTGAACGCCCCGTTATCTACATAGGCTTCGCATATCGCCCTCTGATACCCATGCTTCCTGTCAAGCCTGCCCTCAAAGTGCTCATATAGTTTCTTGAGGTCGTCAATAGACAAGCCGATTTCTTCAGCGAACTCCGGAACGAGGAACTTTCCGAACTCCAAGCCGTCAGCCTTGTCCCTCAAAGCGTATTCCAAGAAGTCCGCCTTTGGCCTTGCCGCCCACTCAATCGTGCAGCGCCCGCTCATCGAGGATTGCCTGTAGTTCGTGAACCCGTTGGGCGTGTCGGTATAGACGAGAATGTCCCTATCCTTGCTCTGAAAGTCGGGCATCCCCTCAAAGAATGCCCTGCTCCCTATCGTAAATCTTTTTTCCATATTCGTTGTTGTTTTTAGTTAATCAAGTCAGCCTCGCAGTACTGCTTTATCTCCCCCTTGCTGTTCTTCGCTATAATCCACTCGTAGTCCGAGCCTGGTGGGAATGAAGCCGCGTCTATCACGATTGCGGTCTTGCTTGAAGATGACACGCCCTTTACTCCCGCCTTCACGACAAAGTTCTTCAGCGGAGTTGAATATGTAGGAGTACCGCTCGACTTTATCGTTATGTTGTTCACACCGCTCTCAAGACGGAAGTATGAAACAAAGTCCTGCAATACCTTCGTGCCCGATACCTCGTTGCCACAAGTCCAAGAGTTGCAGCGGTTGCCGCAAGTCCAATAGTCGCAGTTGTCGCCACAAGTCCAAGAGGAGCAGCGGTTGCCGCAAGACCAAGAGTCGCAGTCGTTGCCACAAGTCCAAGAGTAGCAGT